GGGTAGTGCAAAATCGCGATGACATTGTGACCACCATCTACGACTTTGGCAGCATACAAGCTCAGGGAGACAAACTACAGTTTCTGGATCTTGCGTCAACCTGGTGGTGGGAGAGCAACAGAAGCATTCCTATCAACATATTCCTACGTGGTGAATGGGATCAGTTCAGACCCACTCTGAGAACCTTTGTCAACAAAGACCTTGAAATCCTGCACGGTCCTGCCTGCTGCTTGATGGACATAGCCAGGAAAAAGTCAAAGAGAAAATCAATTACTCTTGTGAGACGCCTAGACTAACAGATTCATGTGCAGTGCCACCAGAGCACCGTAACCTATAGAATGCGCCTTTTTAAATGTGTATCCTCGACTGGTATCACCATCCCAGACTGAATCAAACACCGCAGGCCAATCTAACCCTTGTAGGTGTGCTTTGCCAGGACGTATGATTGATATAAATGCTGCCATCCTGGGTATGCTGTCAGGTCTCATGGTCGCCAGTAAATGTCCATAATTGCCCACGTGAACCAACTGTCTAGCCCATTCAGGATCTTGCCATAGTCTTGCCCAGGGGGGTGTGGCTGCAAGCACAGCGTCATAGTGTTCGGGACTCTGAATCAACTGATACACACTCATGTTTAGAAAGTCCAGTTTGAAGTAGCCCCGAGATTCTGCTGACTCGTAGTCTATGGCAGCACAGTGGTTGATAGGATCTTGTGGAATGTCTGTGACATACACTCCTGAATTGTGACGTCTGGCATGTCCATCTGTGATCTGCCGTGCAGGAGTATGCCGAATCAGTTTCAGTATATCATCTCGATTAGAGAAGTCAATGTCAATGTCTGCGCTCATACTGTACACAAGGCCACAACGGTTTTCAATTGCTGTTCAGCTAGACGCACAGCATCCAGTGCATCTGCCACAGCCGGATGCTTTTGTGCCAGATCCTGGGCTGTTTTCTCTTGTGCCATCTTTAGCCATGCCCAGGCCAGTGCTTCTTCGGCATTGGGGGTAAGGCCCACACTGGATCCACCGCCCATAGTAAGCCAGCCATTGCCATCATACACCTGTGTTTGATTGTTGTGGTATCGTAACATGCCTGCACTAGCAGCACCAGGACTGATGTATGGTCCAACAGGGTTGGTTGTTGTGACCCATGTACTTGTGGGGTAAACGCTGGTGATCATTATGTTACCATCCTGCTTGTTTCAAAATGTTTTTGGCATAGGCCTGATCCTGGGGTCTATCCTGAAATCGTTTTTGCCAGGCATCACTGTCAATGTAGGGCCATATCATGCTGATCTGTGTGGCATCTAGTTCGTTCAGGAACTTCTGCCCTGATTCTGAATTGTAAATTACCCAGGCACTTATTCTACCTGCGGTCACAGCATAGCATAACACATTGGCGTTGCCATATCTCATGCAATCGTGTGCAGGGCTAATATTTTTTTCTGACCAGTCTATGCCAAACTCAATGGCTCGTGCAAGTGCATCATCCACTGCTTCTACCTTTAGGTGGTCCACTAGATATTCTGTGTACACCTTGTCACTGCACCAGTGATCAATCTTGCGATTGTGTTTCAACAACCAGGCCATGAATCTTTCTGGGTTGATCACTCGGGTGTTCACACAGTAGTGTCCAAACTTCACAAATGCACGATAATAACTGCTTTCACAAAAGGTATCGTGTGTTTTGTTTCTGGCTGATCCTGCCATGCTTTCATAAAAGCGTATGTAGGCCTGAAATCCCAGTCTTGGTCCTGGTTCGTCACGCTCGCGACGCCGACGTTTGGGTTCACACATGTGTGCTTGAATAGAGGTCTCTCTCACAAACTCTTTTTTGCAATATTCGCACACATGTGTCATGCTAGTATTTTATGCTCTTGTATGTAGTTTGTCAAATACTCATTGACCTTTTGATGCTGGCCTGGTTTAGGATGGGTTATATCTGGCGGCACATAATGGGATCCAGCAGCATAAATTGTGGGCTCAACACCCTGTTTATGCTGCCAAGTCACAGAGCGCCAGGCAAACCCCCCAATAATTTCTGGTTGTTGGAATAAACGTAGTCTAGTATTATCCAGGTAGCTATGGTATGAATCATCAGCTTGTTGAAACACCAGCACCCGATGTCCACGATTTTGAATATCTGAGATTGTGCTAACCACACGATACATTAGATCTTCTGTGCGATCTAGAAGACTATACACTTCGCTTTTGAGTTTGGTTTCTACAAACTGCTCACTATCCCATGCAGACCATTGATGCTGCCATCTGGATTGAAACTCTTGATTTTGTGGATTGCACCAGGCACCTTCAAATTCATTTTCAGGATTGCAAATGGGCAGCTCAAGCCTGGATATAAAAGTCAGGCCCAACACATACAAAGTTGGCACTTGAGTGATATAGCTGTGCTTGAGTGTGGTTCTTAGTATGCGACTATTTGCACTACCACCTATGGCCAGGGACGCTGCCTGCGGAATGTTATGACGTCCAACAATCCCAAGTCTACTAGCAAGGTCAATATGACCATTGCCGTTAGCATAGACTTGGGTATAACTACAACCGTTGACTACCAGTAGTTTGATCACTTTTTGACCGTGCCTGCGGATTTGTGATATGCATCTAGTTCTTTTTGTGTGATCAATTCGGCCATTACGTCAATCTCGTCGTCCTTGTAGGTGGGGTATATTTCCATCAAGGCCCGCCGCTTGGCACTGAGTCCTGCAACTTTTTTCTTGGGGGCTATCCAGGGATGCCGCATTGTGCCCATGCCTGGACTTACTGCTGTGGCACACAACCATTGCAGTTTGGGATGACGGCCTATGTCAAAAAAGTGCTTGTTAAGATAGTGATTGCAGCTCTGCACATAGTATTCTTGCAGTTCCTGAGCACCGTCTACTGCTGAGCCCCAGCGCAACATCAGGAATGTAGAGAATTTCTTGCGCTCATCAGAGTCAAGTTCGTCATAGAAGTTTCTGTTCTTGGCGTCCAGTTGGCGCATCTCGTTTGAAATGTGTAGTTTATCACTCATGTTATTTTTACCCAAGATTCCATTTGCAATGATTCAGCATAGATGTTGTGCTTGATCGGGACATTATCAAACCAGTGCTCTTTACGATAATTATCCAATACCAGTTGCTGTGTTAAAAATTGATACCAGTGATTGGTCAATAGAGGGTCAGACAAAATCTTTATAGCTCGTTGCATGTTAACATGATCTCGAAACTTTGATTGGTCAAGTGCAGCAATCAATGGTTCACGATATTTGGTAGGGATACACCCAATTCCCCATATACCGTCAGCATTGGCCAATACTGGTTGAAAATTAATAGGCTCTACCCAATCAAAATAGTCCAGCAGATCTTTGATCCACCAAATATTGATAGCACTAATCACTGGTGCAATTTTGAGTTCAACATTAGACAATTTCTGTGCCCATGCAAGATTGTCTTCTACAGTGGACCAGTCCGTACCGCTGCGCACAATTTCTGCATATTTGCCCACAGCATCAATACTAGCATGCAAGCGAATGTCATCAAAGTGTTGCCATAGATCTGCCACTTTTTGATCTTTATATCCAGTCACTGTAAAGTTACTGCTGTACATCAGAATAGGTCTAGCCCGTTGTGCAATCAATCTTTTTAGAACTTCATAATGCTGTGGATTCATCAGCGGCTCGCCGCCAGCAAAGTACACCATTTTGCATTGACTTAGATCAATGTTGTCCAGAGTAGTTGAATCATAGTCATTGATAATCTCACGCCCGGCTTCTGAACTCCAACTGGTACTAAACAACGGGCCGCAACTGCGACACTTTAGATTGCACAAGTTATTGTTTCTAAAATCTAAGAATTGTATACTGCTGGTTTGATAATCAGTATGATATGGTTCAAACGTTGATCGCCAACTTCGGTCAGGTCCTGGCGGGCAACTTGAACATTCTTTTGGGATCTCACCACGCAGAAAAGCACCGCCTACATGATCAACCATGTGTTCTTGTGTGTCAAACAGATCTCCGGCCCATTGGCAACAAGGAGCAAACTTGCCGCCAGGCATGTAACTAACACTAACCCACGGCGCCTTACAATGCACAGTACTCATGTGGTCTTGCTCAATTGATAGATCATTATAGCACGTTCCAGAGCATCTTGTAAAGTGGGATTGGTCCGGGCTGTTCGCCGAATATCTCCCCACATTTTATCTTCCTGTATATGATCATACAAGGGTCTACCATCACTGGTTCTAGGATCATGATCATGGCCCACCACTGTGCGCTCAAGTTCACCCACACGTCTGGAATACACAGTACCGTCCACACGCTCGTAGATCAAGGGCACACCAGGCACAAGGCTACCCATACTGATACCCGTACTGAACATGTGCCCAACGCAGGAATCGTTCCAGTCCCTCGCGGTCTTCAGGATAGCTTTCTAGATACAGGCGGGCCAGTCGATTAATTGTTACAAATACTTCAGGTTCTGTGTAGGGCATAAGTTACCAGGCCTTGTTGTAGTCTACTATTTCGCAGTTGCGGCTGACGTCTTTCACAAAGTACACACAGTCAGGTTCTGCATCATCGTTTAGCGGCACGGCCAGCATTTGTCCATTCTTGAGTTTGGGTGCAAACCATGTTACTTCATGATACACATCCAGTATTTCGATATCAGGAAAGCTGGGGCGGAAACTGGTTAAGGGATTGAATTGAAATACCTTGAAGCCACGATCATTGATACTGGTCAAAGGTAACACTTCTAGGTCGCCCACATCCGGTTCACCTATTAGGATTTGCCAGTCCATGGGCATCTTGATTGTGGTGTTACCAATACGCAAGACCAAGGCAGGGCTGTTGAAACTTTCCAGGAATATCAGCGGGATAAAGTGATAGTCCGGGTCTTGTGGATTGCTGTTGTCCAAGATGGCAAACCGCATATCATCTACTTCTTCAGGCAAATGATTCAAGTCATAAAATGTGTTGTCTAGTGTTAAAATTCGCATGTGTTAATAATACAGTGTTTGTGCCACAAAGTCAACCATTATTTGATCTTCATCCACTCTAGTTTCTCTGCTGAGAATGGATATTGGGCTTC